ATGACAGAAGAAGTTCCAGTATTAGAAGAATATAAATTTGGTTTTCATGATAATGCTGAATTAGTCATGTCTACAGGAACAGGTTTGACAGAAGATGTGATTCGTACAATGTCGGCCGCAAAAGAAGAACCAGAATGGATGCTGGATTTCCGCCTCAAGTCCTTCGAAGCCTTCAAAAAATTAGATCTCCCAGAATGGGGCCCTGATTTATCAGACATTGATTTTGATGATGTGGTGTATTATCAAAAGCCCACCGATAAACCTGCACGTACTTGGGAAGAGGTTCCTGATGAAATTAAGGAAACCTTTGAAAAAATTGGTATCCCAGAAGCAGAGCGTGCTTATCTGGCAGGCGCTTCAGCACAGTATGAGTCAGAAGTTGTTTACCACAACATGAAGGAAGAATTTGAAAAGCTTGGTATCGTCTTCACCGATACGGATTCTGCTCTGAAGGAATATCCGGAGCTTTTCAAAAAATACTTTGCAAAACTCGTTCCACCAACAGACAATAAATTAGCCGCCTTGAATTCAGCAGTTTGGTCTGGAGGAAGTTTCGTTTATGTGCCTAAAGGGGTAAAATGTGAAATTCCTATCCAAGCCTATTTCCGTATTAATAACGAAAAATCTGGTCAGTTTGAACGTACTTTAATCATTGTTGATGAAGGGGCTTCTATCCAATATGTGGAAGGCTGTACTGCACCCACATATTCATCAGCCAGCTTGCACGCTGCTGTTGTGGAAATCTTCTGTGAAGAAGGTGGATACATGCGTTATTCAACCATTCAAAACTGGTCAGATAATGTTTATAATTTGGTAACAAAACGTGCCAAAGCAGAGGCAAATGCAACTGTGGAATGGATCGATGGTAACTTAGGCTCACGTGTCTCTATGAAGTATCCAGCTGTCTATTTAGATGGTCCGGGCGCACGTGGTACCATGCTTTCCATAGCTTTTGCTAACGCAAATCAAGAGCAAGATACAGGTGCAAAAATGATTCATAATGCGCCAAATACAAGCTCATCGATTATTTCTAAATCCATCTCTAAATCTGGCGGAGCCGTAAATTATCGTGGACAAGTAACTTTCAACAAAAACTCTGCACATTCTAAATCACATATTGAATGTGACACGATTATTATGGATGACATTTCAAAATCAGATACAATTCCATTTAATGAGATTCATAACTCACAAGTGGCCTTGGAACATGAAGCCAAAGTATCTAAAATCTCAGAAGAACAGTTGTATTATTTGATGAGCCGCGGTTTAACAGAAAAAGAAGCCACAGATATGATTGTTATGGGCTTTATTGAACCCTTTACTAAAGAACTCCCAATGGAGTATGCAGTAGAACTCAACCGATTGATTTCTTACAGCATGGAGGGTTCAATCGGTTAATTGTTTCTGGATGCCTTTGTAGCTGGCTTTACAGTTGATATAATTTATTAGAAAAACACAAAGGGGCACGAAAGGGGCAAACAAATAAAAAACGCCAAATACAGTGCTTCTAATGAATACAATATTAATAAAAAGTGCCCCTTACAAAATTAAAGGAGGCACTTTTTTATTTTAGTTCATTTAATTTTTTTACTATATCAACTTTGACAGATTTGGTAACATGTGAGTAAATACTTAGGGTAGTTTTATAATCTGTGTGTCCTACTCTTTCCATTGCAGCACTCAGAGGGATACCTAATTCTGCAAGTAGGGCAACATGTGAGTGACGAAAAATATGCGAAGTTAAATGTTTATTAATTTTTGCTTTTTCTGCTGCTCGCCGTATTACTACATTTAAAGTGTCTAAATCAATTGCTGAACCATTAACACTAAAGAATATATAATTATTTTTATTGAAATCTTTCCCTTTGACTGATCTATTAAGTTCTAGCAACTCCAATTGTGATTCTATTATTTTAATAATATTATCTGGGATCGTTATTGTCCTGTAGGAAAAGTCTGTTTTTGGGGTAGTTTTTATCTTCAATGCTCGATCATATGTTCCATTTATTGTTACGAGGCCATTCTCTAAATCAATATCTTTAGTAGTTAAAGCAGCAGTTTCTCCATATCTTGCTCCAGTATAGGCCATAAATTCTACGAAATTTGCTAAATGATCTACTCTTGGAGTAATCCTAAGTATTTTTAATAATTGTTTTATTTCGCTTAATTCAAGGTAACTCTCTCTTTTTTCTTGTACTTCTTCAAATGATTTTACTTTTTTTGGAGATTTAACATAACTTGCTTCATTTTTATCAAGATACCCCATACGTACACCGAAATCAAGAATAGAATGGAATCGTTTTTTGAAACCATTATAGTAACTATAAGCATAGCCCTCATCCATCATTTCGTTAACTAACTTTTGAATTGTTCTACGTGTAATATTTCTTGCCGGTGTAGACTTCGGAATATTATCCTTTATTCTATTATCGTGAGCAATTAGACCGCGCTTTGAAGAATCTTTAACTGTTGGGGACCAGTTCTTGAAATACTCTTCATATAGTTCCCAAAAAGTAATGTTACTTACATCAGCATCTTTTACGTGCTTATCAATCTTTTCCTGGAGAAGACGCTGTGCCTCCTTTTGTGCCCTTGAAGTATTTTTGTCGAGTGTAATTGATACTTTCTTTAACTTTTCGGTTAAAGGGTCACGATATCTCTCGAAATATTTATATTTACCATTTTCTAAAGCTTCTACCCACATTTGATTTCTACTCCTTTTTTCTGTAAAATAGAGTACAAGAAAACTTCACGCAATCCGTGTTGTTTTTGTACTAGATTTTAAGCCGCCCCACAGTCGCCAAACTTGGGCGGCTTTTTTGTTTATCCTAATATTTTTGCTTTTTGTGTATCGAATTCTTCTTGAGTTATTGCACCTAGATCTAGAAGTTCTTTAAATTTCTTCAACTCGTCAGCTGCACTTAAATTATTATCCGCTGTAGGTTCATTAGTGTCAATGCTTTGAGAAGTGACAAGTTTTGCATTACTATTTATTTGAGAAACAAAGTTCATTGCTTTATTAATATCTTTTTTGTCTCTTTTAACCTCTGCAGTCCATACAAAATCTGGACCTTCTATGGTTAGATACTTTTCTCCACCTTTTTTCTTTTTAGCAGCAAAAGCAAAGACGCCAAAAGCAAGGAGACGAGTCGCTGTAACTCTTGACTGGAGTTCTGATCCAGATTCAACTCTTGCGACTACACCAGAAAGAGATTTTGAATCCTTACCTTTAGATATTTCTTTTTTTGTAAGTTTAAAACCGAAGGCATAGGTCCAATTTGAATCAGAGTCTTGACCATTTGCAGTTTTACCTATATTTTTAATGACTTCTCCTGTTGTACGCTGTTTTATTTCTTTCATTATTTCTGGGTCTTTTTTAGCTTCTAAATATTCGCCAAATGTTTTGGATTTCATCAATTCTTTGAATCCCATAAAAATTCTCCTTGCCAGTTTATTGTGATAAGCGCACATCTTTTTTAGTGAAAATATTCACCAGTACTATTATATAAGCAACTAATTTAAGTTTCAAATAATCTAAGAACTCATCTAGATGGTCTCATAATATTCTACATTATATTCATCTATTATATTTTCGCATAAATATTCTACCTTATACTCGAAATGATAAGCATTCATAAATCTTTGAACATTCAATTCCTCAGGTAAAGGGGCAAAGTCCCATGTGAGTAACCACTCCTTGAATCTGTAAGCGACCATATAAGAATTAGCTTCAGCCTCTTGTTTACTGCTATATCCCTTTGAATGACAATCGTAATGAACATGACCATAATAGCAGTGGCCAAGTTCATGAAGTATAACATTTTCTTGTTCATATACTGTTAAATCGTCACGTATATAAATAACATTATCATCTGGTAAGTAGACTCCTTTGGTATCACCCTCTAGTTCAACACCATTTTCAACTGCGTTAAAATATATTATTTCAGCACCTAGTTCACGAGATAACTCTCTTAATTTTCCCATAAAACATCTTACTCCCCACGATCAATTCTTTCTTGGAGAGTATTTTTCAATAGACGTTTGAAAAACTCTTTATCATTGTCACTGAGTTCACCGCCGCCATAAGCGCTGGCTTTATTAATTTGATCCTCAAGGTATTCATCAGATAATTTATAGTGACTTAATGACAAAACTTTCTCTGCTTCTTGCTCTTTATGTTGTTCTTTAGCAGTATCAAGTACTACTTGTTGACGTGGTTCATCAAGTTCAGAACTTATTTTTGTTATCTCTTCCACTAGAGGAGTTGGAGGTTTTGGGCGTTCACTTTCTGGTTCTACTAAATCAGCCTTAGAAATATTCCAATGGTTTGCTAGTCTTTCGATTTTATCAATACGAGGATAAGTACGAGCAACAAGCCAATCTCTAACTGTAAAGTAGCTAACTCCTGCTATTTCAGCAATATCGTTTCTATCTAAACCGTACTTATTCATATAACGCTTAAGGTTTTCAGCCATAATTTCTTTGTTACCTAAATGTCCACTCATATTTTGTCCTTTTTTAATTAATTGAGTACATTATATAGTAAAAACACAAAAAACACAAACGAAAACACAGAAAAAGAATATATTTATATAAAAGATTGTGGTTTTTTGTGTTTTGTGCTTGACATTGTGTTTTTAACACAGTATAATAATCTCATAAAGTTAAACAAGCGAACAAACATAGCAACACCTAGTACGACGAAGGAGCGATGTTGCAACTGTAGTTACACGTTGTATTCAACTCAGCGTAAGTAGCTGTTTGACAAATAAAAAAGCCCCAGTGGGGCGGGAAGGTGGATTTAGGTATAGATACATTGATTGGAATATTGGCATTATTAGTTTTATTGGGCGAGGCTTCATTTGGAACAATAATGTGTATTAATATATTTTGCGGCGAAGGGGATTTGTTTTTCAAAACGACAATGATACTCGTAGTAGTACTAGGTACTTTAACCGTTATCTCTTGGACTTCATATTTTATGGTTGAAAGACTTTTTTAGAATATTGACTGTAAGGCGCACTAATCCCGTATTTCGGAAGTAATTTATTCAGTGGGTCAACTTTGTCTAAGTTTCCATTCTTATTTCTAAACCAAGTTTCTCCATTAGAATCTTTGAATATCATTTCAGGAACGGAGTGTTCGCCTCCCATTGCATTTTGATAAAACATTACTACTTTGGATCTACCCGGAGGAAGTACTTCGATATATTGTACATCTTTGTAATAGTTGTCTGAACCTAATTTTGTTAGACTTGATAAATCGGAGATGTCTCCTGAGCTTCTATTGGAAACTGAGAATATAAAAACATCGTAAATTGCATTAACATTTGCATTGTTGATTGTAACATTAGGTGTTGTTGGATCAACTTTATCAGAAGAAATCCACATAGAAACATTAATTGCTTGAGAGCGCTGCTCATTAAGAAATTCTTTTTCTTGATTTATAAGATTAATCTTTTTCTGATAAGAGAGTCCATAAATAGATACAATGATAGCAGCGAGTGAAAAAATAACAGTTAACCAATCTTTTTGATTTCCTATCCAGTTTAAAACACTCGAAATAATTGTCTTCATAAAAAGCTCCTATATATAATTTTAGTTTGGTCGCTTATATTATATCACGGAGTTATGATACGTGGCACTAGCCACAGGGAAGACTGGCGAAGAGGTTCGATTCCTCGACTTCCCATACTGCGAAAGCAGAAATATTTAAATTTTAGAAAGGAGCAATTATGCCTGAAAATTTCAAACTCACTTTGGCAGCTCTTCGTGTAAATAAAGGATTAAATCAAGCGGAGATGGCTAAAGAATTGGATATTCATAAGAATACGTGGATGAATTGGGAGACAGGGAAGACTTTCCCAGATATTCCAGATTTAGAAAAAATTGAACAATATTTTGGTATTAAATATCAAAATATTAATTTTTATCCATGATTGTGTTTTAAACGCAACCGCACAAGAAAGGAAAATCATATGCCATATGCAAAAATAACATATCTTCCAGTTGATAAGAATGAAGATGCTGAATGGTGTGACAAAGAACACTTAATGCAGAAGTGGGAAGGGCTAACTAAGCCAACACTTACTGCGTGGTTAAAAGAAATGCGAGAAAGACCAGAATTCAAAAAAGGAGTCTTAAATCCTACGCACAAAATAGTCTTTATCAACAAGGAAGTTTTTCGAGAATTTGTTGAATGGAAAGAAGCCACTCGCTATAGGAATTATAAAAAATAGAAAAGGAGCAAAATATGAATCAATTAATTACAATCACACAAAATGAAAACAACGACTCAGTAGTAAGTGGTCGTGAGTTACATGACTTTTTAGAAGTAAAAACACCATATCATATTTGGTTTGAGCGAATGACTGAATATGGATTTACTGAAAACGTTGATTTTATAGGTTTTGAACAAAAAAGTTCAAAACTAGGGGGTCGTCCAAGTCAAGATCATGCTCTAAAACTGGAAATGGCCAAAGAAATTTCTATGATCCAGCGTACAGCAAAAGGCAAAGAAGCTCGTCAGTACTTTATCCAAGTTGAAAAAGAGTACAAGCAGCGACAACAAGCTCCACTCACATTGGACCAACAAATTGCAGCTATCGCAACTGGTTATGGAAGTGTGAAAGAAGAACTAGTAGAAGTTAAAGATCAAGTTGCTGATTTAACTAATCGTTTCGGACTTCCTTCAAATAAAGCTAAAGTTTTGCAGAAGAAAGTAGCAACTAAAGTTTATATGTTTACTGGTGGTAAAGCTTCAAATGCACATAAGAAAATCGGTAGTAAAGTTTTCCGTGAGTTCTACAAAGATTTGAATAATCGATTTGATGTTGTGAAATATAGTGATATTCCACTTAGTCGCTATGATGAAGCATTAGAGTATCTTGAAATGTGGCAACCAGCATTCAACACAACATTGGAAATTCGTTCGTTAAACTCACAGACAAGTTTTGAATTTGAACCAGCTTAAGAAAAGGGGAATAAAAATGCCAGAATATGACACTTTTTATACAACTGATGGGAAAGAAGTCTGTATAAACAATTTAAGTAAAACTTGGACAGTATATCGTCCAGAATTTACTTTCCCGCGAGTATTCTACAAGTTTGAAGATTACCTTCGCTACATGACAAAATAAAAAGCCCCTAGCAGCAACTAGAAGGAGAGGAGGAATTTATGAGTATCAACTATGAGGAATTCGAAAAAATAGTAATAGAAACAGATGAAAAAAATCCTGTAACTATTGCCGTGCTAACTGCGGATACAGTTGAAACAGGACAAGGTTATAGGATTAGAATTACGCCAAAAACTAAAAATTAGCCTTTCGGTGGGAATGGATCGTTACCATAGCTATTACGTTCACGAATTTGTCCATTACGGCCATGAATAAACATTTCTGAGTTTTGATTTTTAGCAATTTGAGTTGCTTTATTGATAGCTTCAGCTTGGGTACCAAAGTTTGCTGTAGCACGTGTATTTCCAGCTCCTTTGACATTCCAGCCACCATTTCCATCAGAAACAACATGTTGATTTTTTCCGGACATATAATCTCCTTCCTATTTTATATTTATGAATAAACTTACCAACCACGGCTTGTTCTTCATATGTATATTATATCAAGAATTACTATATTTAGTCAAGTTGATATTACTATATATAGTGTAATAAAACGATAAATCAAGAAAGGTCAATACAACATATAGTGTTATGTGGAAAAAAATAGAAAAAATAATGCAAGAGAAAAATATATCTACTTATCGATTGTCAAAAATGACAGGAATATCAAAACAGTATTTTTCACAGATGAAGTTGAAACAGACAGATAATCCTTCATTTGAAACGGTATGTAAAATAGCAGATGCTCTAGAAGTTGATATCAACGAGTTCAGAGAAAAATAAAAAAGCTCACTTTGCAGAGTGAGCTGAGTAGAAACTTTGCGAGATTCTACTCTGATTATAACAAAATTGGAGGAAACATGAAAATAGATAATATTCAAGAGCATTTACGTAATGGTGGAGATCCAATCATAGAAGAGTACAAAGGTTATAAAATTTGTGCCTTGCCACATGCAAAGGAGTTTACACCTAATTACTACCGAGAAGTACTGGGAGACACTTCCTTTAACTATGGAACAGCAAACGGATATATAGAAATCCCTGAGTGGGACGGTAAGTTTTATGAAGAAATTCCAACAGGCAATATCCATGGAGGTTGGACTTTCGCAGACGGTTACTTGTTTGGTTTTGATACATTACATTCCAGTAGTAAAACGTACATGGATGAACAATGGGTATTAAAGCACCTCAAAGAATATATAGATGAAGTTTTGGAGGGATAAAAATATGAACAAAATTCAAATCCATAATAAAATGTCCTGCCTTCGCAGAGAGCATGAAAAAATGATATTGAAAGTGACAGCTTCTAAATATGATTTAGCAACTTTAGAACTAGATGAAAACGAAGAAGGAATGTTAAAAAGTCAAATTCAGCACCAGCAATGGGCTGCGGATGAGATATTAGAACGCATTAAATATAATGCTGAAAAATTTAGAAAAGAGGAGAATACCAAGTTATGACAAACCAAATTTCAACAAAGGACTTTTTCAATAGTCCAGCTGTAGAAAAGAAATTCCAAGATGTATTAGGGAAAAATTCAAAGGCGTTTGTTAATAGCATCATCTCAATTACAAGTGATAACAAGCTTTTGATGAATGCTGATCCACAATCAATTATGAAAGCTGCAATGAAAGCTGCAACACTTAATTTAGCAATTGAACCAAGCTTAGGCTTTGCCTATGTCGTTCCTTATGGAAGAGAAGCACAGTTTCAGCTTGGATATAAAGGTTTGATTCAACTTGCTATTCGAAGTGGACAAATTAAAAATATCAATTCTGGAGTGATCTATACTTCGCAATTTAATGGTTATGATCCATTGTTCGAAAAATTAGATGTTGATTTTTCAAAACCAGCAGGAGATGAAATTGCCGGGTATTTCGCAACAATAGAGCTTGTAAATGGGTTTAAAAAACTAATTTATTGGGATTATGCCAAAGTGTATGCTCATGGTAAACGGTTTAGTAAATCCTTTAGCAAAGGACCGTGGAAAACAGACTTTGATGCAATGGCTCAAAAAACGTTACTTAAAGAGCTTATCAGTAAATATGCACCACTTAGCCAAGAAATGCAGGATGCAGTTAAGTTTGATAATGAAGGCGAAGACTCAAAAGAAGCTCCAATTGATGTTACTGAAGAGCCTGAGACACTTGAAGATTTGATTAATGCCGATCCCGAAACAGGGGAAATTATTGAGAATCCAGAGCAGCTTGATTTAGGAGTAAGTTATGAAGACCCAAACACAAAATAAGCCATTAGACTTGCTGGGAGATGATTATTACAGCTTAGAATCTTCACTCAGATATTGGTCTGTTTCTCAATTTAAGGACTTTAAAAAATGTCAAGCAGCAGCAATGGCAAAGTTATCTGGAGAATGGCGAGAAAATCGAGATGAGACTGCTTTAATTGTAGGTAACTATGTTCACAGTTACTTTGAATCAATAGAAGCTCATAAGGCACATATTGAAGCATATCAAGACAAAATGATTAGTAAATCAGGGAAAACAAAAGGAGAATTGAAAGTCCCTTATAAAGTAGCAGATACCATGATTATTGCACTTGAAAATGATGAGCAGTTTATGAATTACTATGTCGGAAAAAAAGAGGTTGCAGTTACTGGCTTTATCGCTGGTGTGGAATTCAAGGGAAAAATTGACTGTTTGAACATCGAAAAGGGCTATTTTGTGGATATTAAGACCACACGTTTACCGATTGACGAAACCGTCTGGAGTACTGAATATGGTGCAAGATTACGCTGGTTTGAAGAATACGGATACGTATTACAAATGGCAGTTTATCAAGAATTACTGCGTCAAACATACAATAAAACTTTCTTACCGATTATCTATGCAGTGTCTAAAGAAGATATTCCAGATACTAGAGCAATTGCCTTTAAAAGTAAAGAAAAACTAAATTTTGAGTTGGGAGAATTGAACCTTTATATTAAACAGTTTGACGAGGTGAAAAGAGGATCATTGAAACCTGAGTCTTGTGGTCATTGTGATTTTTGTAAATCTCATAAATTAAGCAAGCGGATCGAAATATATTAAAAATAGGACGTGCTCGGAATCACGTTAAAAGCAGCGTGGATTCATTTGTTCAGCAATAAGATGGAAATAATAGAAAATCGTATTTTGTCATTGAAACACGTTAGAAAGTCATAGTTTTATCTGAATATCAAATGGATCAGCATCACACAATAGGCTTTGTGCGGGAAGGACATGTAAGTCGGGCGCTATGTACTCAGGGAGACCCAGCGCTAACCTATTGTTTATGGAGAATTAATATGAATAAAAAATTAAGACACCAAGACAGGGTATTAAATTATATAAAGGAATTTGGATCAATTACAAGTGCAGAATGTTTTACAGAGCTTGGAATTCTTGATTCGCCAAAGAAAATTTGTCTGTTGCAAGATGAAGGTTATGTTTTCAAAAAAGAACCTATCACGAAGAAAAATAGATATGGGGATTCCACTACTTACAAACGTTATTCATTAGAAATAGAGGCTGAGTAATGGCAAGTAAAAGCAAAACAAAAATTTATTTCTGGCTAAAGCTGGACGAAAATTTTTTCAAAAATATTATTATAAAAAAAGCTCGTAAAGCAGGCGGAGATACTATGGTTATTATTTACCAAAGGTTAATGCTTGAGTCATTATCTACAGATGGTATTTTGTATTATGAGGGAGCTTTAGACAATTTATCTGAAGAACTTTCTTTATCACTAGATGAAGACGTTGAAAAAATACAAATGACTTTAGCTTTTTTCACTAAATATGGCCTGATACAGATCGATGATAACCAGAATGCTGACATGCTTCAAGTTCATGCATTAGTTGAACAAGAGACAAATTGGGCTCGCTATCAGAGAGAGAATAGAAAGAAGAAGGAGGCTAAGAAGTTGGACAATGTCCAACCAGTGTCCAACCAGTGTCCAACAGAGACAGAGATAGAGTTAGAGAAAGAGTTAAAGATAGATATAGATATAGAGAACAGAGAAAAAGAACCAAGTTCTCTTCTTGCTGAGTTTCTTAATTTATTTATCAATTTCTCAAGTAAAAACCTATCTAAAAAAGCAATAACACAAGTTGAGTTTTTGAAACTACCGTCATTTCAGCAAGAACAAGCAGTTATTGGGGCTAAAAACTATATTGAGTGGTACAAGAATGAAAATCCCGAAGATACAAAAGGTCAATACAGTGTGAATTCTGCAAATTTTTTATCAAATATGATGTTTATGGATTATCAAGAAACTCCTAAAACTGTTCAGGGAACATTGGGAGGAATGATTTGACAGAACAATTTTACGATGATAATGAAAAATGGGCAGTTACTCATAAAGAAATGTCAGGAAACTTTATAGAAGGTGGGGAACTAGGAGTCTGTGAGACTCACGGTTGTGACATTATTGGTTCAAAGCGTCCTGTTATGTCTTATCCAAAAGATAGTAATGGGAAGGTAATTGGAGAGCCTTATCCTTATCTAGTAAGAGTTTGCCCAATGTGTAATGCTGAAGGTATCCATAATAAAACGGTTAAGTCAGTAAAAGATTATATATCTGAATTTAAAGCGAAAAAACACATCGATTTAAATAAAGACATCATTGTTAAATATGACTTTTCGGATGAATTAAGTGTAGTGAACACAGACAAAATGGTTGAGTGGATAGTGAAAAAAGTAGGCACTCAGAAAAAAGTTAAACATCTTAATGTGAGAAAGCATGTTGAACTAGCTAAAAATCGAGCTTCTGGAGATGAGGCACGTGATAAATACATGAAACAAGTGCATGAAATCGAGCAAGCTGATTTATTAATATTTGACTCTTTAGCTGATTTTATAAACAAAGATGCTGAAAAAGCACTAAATGTATTATTTAGCGTAAAAGATGGCTGCTCAATTATGATTTTGACGATCCCTGAAAGTGATAATCGTTTAGAACAACTTCCGAGACGTCTTAAATTCAGATTTGATAACGCTCAGATAATGCAAATGTCTAGTATTGGAAAGGAGCGATAAAAATGTCGAGCCCAGGTAAAGAAGAAAGACAAATACAACAAAATTTATTCAGAGATGAACAAAAACAATTAACTAAAGCTTATGAGAATTCAAAAGAGGTACAAGAGTTTAGAAAAGAGTTTCATGAGCGGATTGCGAGACTTGGAAAATGAAGTTTTCTTTCAACTTAGAAAAAATGCCAGTTACGCAACAACAAAAAGGTATTGGCTATAGGAACGGGAAAATATCTTTTTATAACCGAAAAGGTACTGAAAATAAGGAACTTGTCAATGCACTAAAGCGAAACGCACCAAGTAAGCCTTACGATAAAGAGATACCTTTGCAGCTCACTGTGACATTCTGGAATGCAATTAAGCAAAAGAAAAAGTGGTGGCAATTCAAGACCACAAGACCAGACTTGGATAATCTCATGAAGAATTTACAAGACTACATGACCAAGTTAGGTTATTACTCTGATGATAGCCAGATAGTAGTACTCATTGCAAAAAAATACTACCTGGACAAAAACCAGATAGATATAGAAATAGAGGAGGCAAACTATGACGGCTTTTAACCCTATACCATTAATTAAGCTCTATAATATGGCTAAGAAAGCTAAGTATGACGGATACGGTCACAAGATTGTCTATATTGATGCTCGTAAGAAGTACAAGCAAGAACTGGTTCAGTACTACAAAGATATTCGGACAGTTTTCAATAAAGGTCAGCAAATGACTTGGCTACAGCTCTATGATTTTCTGGATAGAAACTTGAAAGAGGTAGTTATCGTTCTGGAATAGCTCTAATTCGTGAAAGTTACGGTTACATTGAGAGTTTAGATAGTCCAATGAACAATTTATCTAATTAAAGATAAACGTGCTTAAAAAGCAAAATATAAGCAATAAAAGGAAGGAGGATTTCAATGGCTGAGAGGATAATGAAATTAATAGTCGTTTAAATTTGGCAGTATGGGAAAGTTATTTTCAAAGGAAACAGCCAAGAAGTAAAAGAACATTTCGATTTTAGTAGCAAGCAGTTTGCACGACTTACTGCAATGGGAAAAGCAGTGCAAAAGGGTTCTACACCTCGTCCTCAGACAATGTATGCCATAAAAGTCGGAGAAGAAAAATCTGTAACTCATTTTTCGCACGGAGCGACAGATTTAATGGGTTCAGATCGCTTCAATCCTGAGGAAACAAAAGAAGAACGGCGATTAAGAAGAAGAGTTATAAGAGATATGGCGAGAGAAAGGTTTTACAAGAGCTAATGGACAGGTATGAAATGGCTATCGGTTTGATAGTTATAGCGATTGGTAGCTTTATTGCAGGCGCTGCTTGTGTTGGAATACAGCTTGAAAAAGTAAAAAGGCAGCGTGATGAAGCTCTAGATGAAGCATGGAAAAGAGCGAGGGAATTGGATAAATATGACGGGGTTAAAAGATATTAAACCTGTGGCTAAATTGGGCGGACAGCCTTTATATAGCGCAGAACAAATGCAAGAATACGCAAAAGCAAATTGTTGGGAGTTGATTAACTGGTATGTTGAAACTACTGGTGACGTTAACCACGCAGCAGAAATGAAAATATGGATGGATGATGAATTTGGAGGACACGAAAAATGACTAAGTTTGAAGAAAAACTAGAAATATTACCAATAAAAACAATTCAGCACCCTGTTGGAGATACTAAATATTATACGGCTGTTCATGTTAAAACGTTAATAGCACAAGCAGACGAAGAAATCGCTAATTTAAAATCCAAACTCCAACAGCAAGCCCTGCCAGTCGTGCCTGAGCATGTGGCGGATTATATATCAGTATTGAAAGAAAAAGGACATGGTATCCAATTCGGTTTAATGTGTAGTACTTACGATGCTGCTGGAGAAGGGAATGAAAAAGCAATTCATTGGAAAGATGATAACGCAGAAGATTTCGCTCGTGCATGGCTAGACGGCTACACAGTCGCCAAGGAGAAGCGCTACGAAGTAGTTTTCTTGGAAGATGATACCACTAGGCAGATTTTGATGGAAAATAACGCAGGATATTATTTCATAGAGGAAGAATCTGAGAATTATGGTTATTGGAAGCAGGATTTCACTGAAATGGAAATCAAAGAAATCAATGAAAAATTTTGGCAGCTTTCTGTTCCTGTGAAAGATGAGCAGATTGAGGTGGAAGAATGAGTGATAAAAAATATTATGTGAAGCTAAAAGAGGAGTTTCAAGCAACTGGTGTGACTTTTGCAGATATGCGTTTGTATCTTTATAAAAGCGGTGCTTTTGATTACGGTTATAACGGATACCATTTTACTAAATCAGAACTTGCTGAAATCAAGGATGGAGCTTTTTATAAAAAAGCAGCTTACTGCGAGTTTATGGAGCTTCCACCAGATTGGGAAATGAGAGATGAAAAGGATAAGTGGTTGTGTGAATGGATTAACCCACTCATTGAGCTTGTGCCTGTGGAGGAAGAAGAATGAATCCAGAAATATGCGAGATGTTTGATCTTATCAAGGAGCATGATGAACTTGATTGCCCACTCAATCCATGTCCGTTTAGAAAAGCAGCAGTTGATACGATCAATAAAATCAGCGCCACACTCAACCCACAGATTCCAGAACCATACGCAAGCATGAGCCGTGAAGAAATTTTAGGAGGGATTGGACAGTATGAAATTTGCAATATATAAAGGCGAAGAATTTCTTGATGAAGGTACAGCTGAAGAACTTGCAGAGCGCTTTGGTGTAACTCCCAAAACTATTAGATGGTGGGCTACACCGACTAGCCATAAGCGAGATAAAGGAAATCGCAAGACTGCGGTTAGATTGGATTGAAATGACAAAGACAAAGTTGCAAATCATGCGTGAGAAGAAGGGGAAGACTAGAAAAGAGTTAGTCAAGAAGATAGAAGAAAATCATACAGACTTTAGATCATTGTTGATGATAGCCATTGTGGATTGGGAAAATAGAAAATTTGGTTATATTGATGCATTTGTCGAGAATTTCATTGATAAATGCGCCCAAGCCCTCGGCTGCTCGGTAGATGAATTGGTGGAGGATAAGAAATGAATTTAATAGTAACTGCATCCTTGGTTATTACAGCAATATTCTCTTTGTTGAACTTTGGGCAACTGAGTAATATTTTGAATGAGCTGAAGAAAGATAATTTAAATGGCGACAAATAAAAAAATTCCTTCAGGGATCAAAAGGAGAAGAGTAATTCCAGCACCGCAGCGAGAATTTGAGCATGTACTTCCTGTAGCAATTGCTTCAATCAGCAATAGACTTTCTGATGGTGTAGAAGTTTATGAAGTATATATTTGCTTGAAACAAGGTCAGGAAATGCTTAGCTATGATTATAAAAAAGAATAGGAGATAGGGTGAAAAAAAACTATCTACAATGGTATTCAGCATTACTATAGGATTACTGAATATAGACGTTTAGGAGCTTCAAAAAAGAAAAATTCACGTCCAAAAAAATATGGACGTAAATTATCAACTGGTTTTAAAAAATAAAAATCATGAGCTGGGAACTCGTTAAACTCAACTGGAGGGAATAAAATGGACGAAGATGGGTGCATCGGAGGATGCTTAATTCCAATTATATTAATCATGTTTATTATCTGGTTTGGTAGATATGCATTGCACTGGTGGTAAACAAAAAAGCCCGCTGGGAACGGGCTTCGGCATCTGAATTTCTAACTTAATTATACCACAAAAGGAGATTTTGATGAATGGCAGATAAGTTAGATAGAATTATTGGAGATTATGTCAATGGTCGATTGGATGCCAGGATAAAATCTATTGAAAGTAGATATCTCTACCGACAAAAAGTAGATAATCTAGGAATTCGAACAGCATATTCTGGTGGATCTGAGCCAGAAAGCAGTGCATTAAACAAAGAGGCTTTAGAAAACGATGAAGAATTAAAAGCGTTGAATGAGCTTAAATATCAGTTTCAAGTATGGTACGAACCTTTGATTGACACTGAAAAAGAAATAATCAAACTAAAGCACTGCGGATATGGTGGCTTTCCATGGTATCGAGTAATGATGGAATTAGAAAATCAAGGTATTGATATTCCAATGAAAAAAGCTAAGTCTATTTATTATAGATTCAGAAAAGATATTGATCCGTTTATTGGATATTGTGTTTAGGTAGGGTCGTTTTGGGATAAAAAAGACTCGAAAAAGGAACGAAAACGGAGCGTTAACCTCTATTTTTGGTGCTATACTTGTATTATGAACAATTCGGCAGAACACAAAATTGTAAGTCTCGGTTGAATAACTAGTGCTGAAATTGTTCGGCTTTTGTAAGTTGGAAAGCTTGCTTAAGTCTTATGGTGTGGCGTGATCCCATAAATGGCGCTAGATAATTTTTTATTAGTTTCTTGTGTTGCGGCCTTGGAGTTTATGTACGTTCGATTCGTACAGTCGTAATGAGGGTTGATAATAATATTCCTTTGGTTTGAGTCCATAAAAACAGCTTGGTAACTTGCGACTGTACAGTGATTGTCGTTACATTCACACAACAGGGTTATTTAAAATGTTGTCTATCTTGTCATAGACTTTCAGTTTGCACTAACTATAAAAGTGTTAAATGATATAGCTTATAGCCTGAGGGATGGGGCGTATATATCAGTAACCGACATGGTCGAGGGGTTAAGACACTACACTTTTAATGTAGAGACGTGAGTTCGAATCTCACTGACGGTTATAGCAGGTACTTACAGGAAGTGCCTGACTCTAGAAAATACTTATAAACACTATCCTGTTAAAGCTGTCAGAAATGGCGGCTTTTTATATTGATGAAAGGAGACTTATGCCAATATTAGAAAATGCAAGACACGAAAAATTTGTTCAAAGCCTGATTGCTGGCATGAGTCAACGAGTTTCTTATCGTGAAGCGTTCCCTAAGGCTAAAAGATGGAAGGACAATACTGTTGATAGTAGAGCTAGCGAATTATTAAAAGTTAGTGAGGTTTTGGGTAGGTATAAAGAACTTCAAGAAGAAGCTCAAGATGCTGCGATTATGACACGTAAAGAGCGAATGGTCACTCTATCAGAGATAGCTAAAAATGCTGAAAAAGAATCCGATATGATTAAAGCGATTGACACACTTAACAAAATGGAGGGAGATTATACAAATAAGGTAGAACTCTCTGGAGAAGTAAAAACTAATCCTTTTGCTGAATTAAGTGTGGACGAGCTTAGAAAGTTGGCAAGTAGAGATGGATAAGATTGCGCTAGGGGCTAAAATTGAGCTGGCTAGGCGCTTTTTCTTTGACTATTGTAATTTGATTATGCCCAGCTTTTATAAGCGAGACAGAGCATATTTGGTCTCTGTGTGTAATGAATTTCAATCCTTTTTAAATGATGATGAACACGATGTATTAGTTTTAAATATGCCACCACGTCACGGGAAGTCTCTTTCGCTTGGTCGTTTTGTTGAATGGATTTTGGGGAATGATCATACAAAGAAAATCATGACTGGATCATATAACGAAACCTTATCCACAGTTTTTTCTAAAAATGTGCGTAACACTATTCAAGAAACTAAAGCAGATGTGAATAAGATTGTTTATTCAGATATATTTGATGCCAAAATAAAATTTGGCGATGGTGCAATGAACCTCTGGAGTTTGGAAGATGGTTATAACAACTATCTCGCGACTTCTCCTACAGGTACTGCGACAGGTTTTGGTGCTGATATTATTATCATTGATGATGTTATCAAAAATGCAGAGGAGGCAAACAATGTAGCAGTTTTAGATAAGCACTGGGAATGGTTTGTTAATACTATGCTTTCACGCTTGGAATCAGGCGGTAAGATAATTATTAACATGACACGTTGGCACAGTGAAGACCTAGCAGGACGAGCTTTAAGAGAGTTACCTCAAAATGGTTACAGAGTGAAGCATGTTAATCTTAAAGCCTACAATGAACAAACAAACGAAATGCTCTGTAATGAAGTACTTACTTTGGAAGATTATAAACGTAAAGTAAAGACAATGGGCCCAGATATTGCCAGCGCCAACTACCAACAAGAACCAATTGATATTAAAGGTCGCTTGTATGGAGAGTTTAAAACTTATCAATCACGCTCAAATTATATTAAGATTTGGAATTACTGTGATACGGCAGATACTGGTAAAGACTATCTTTGTTCTATTGTATGGGGAGAAACCTCAGACGGTTTTGCGGATGTCCTAGATGTCGTTTACACACAAAAACCAATGGAGTACACAGAAAAAGCAGTAGCTCAACAATTAATCACTCATAAAGTAAATGTATCAAGGATCGAGCGCAACAATGGTGGTCGGTCTTTTGCTCGTTCAGTAAGAGAAAAGATACAAGGAAATGTTGCTTGCGCTGTAGAGGACTTCTATCAAGGAAATAATAAAGAAGCCCGAATTTATTCCAATAGTTACTGGATAGAACAGCACGTTCGCTTTCCTAATGACTGGCGGACTCGTTTCCCAGAATACTATCAAGCAATGACAACTTATCAACGTGAAGGTAAAAATAAACATGATGATGCGCCCGATGCAACAACTGGAATTGCTGAAACAATGACAACTCGCAAAGCAAAACTAAAATCTTTCAAAGGAGGATTCTAATTGAAATACAAACCACCTAAATTAATGACATTTCCAAAAGATGAACCAATCACAAATGAAGTAGTTACAAAGTTCATGGAAAAACATAAATTGGAAGTTGCTCGGTATGAGTACTTAAAAAATATGTATCGTGGGATCATGGCCATTGATGATGAGCCAAAAAAAGACCCTTGGAAGCCTGATAATCGTTTAGCTGTTAATTTCACTAAATATATCGTTGACACTTTCACGGGTTACTTTAATGGGATTCCAGTTAAAAAGTCTCATTCAGATAAAGAAATACTTTCTAAACTACAAGAGTTTGATAATCTGAACGACATGGAAGATGAAGAGTCAGAGCTTGCAAAGATGGCTTGTATTTATGGCCGAGCATTTGAACTCTTGTATCAAGACGAAGAAACAAAAACGAACGTAATTTACAATAATCCTGAAAATATGTTCATGGTTTACGATGACACGATTAAACAAGAACCTTTGTTTGCAGTGCGTTATGGGTACAATGACGACTATAAACTGTATGGGGAAGTTTATACCAAAGAAACAACCTATGCTTTAAATGGAACCATAGGCTTTTATAATATGACTGAACAAGCACCGAATCCTTTTGATGATTTGCCAGTTGTAGAGTTCTATTTCAACGAAGAACGAATGAGTATCTTTGAATCTGTTATTTCATTAGTCAACGCTTTTAACAAAGCAATTAGTGAAAAAGCAAATGATGTTGATTATTTCAGCGATCAGTACTTGGCATTCTTAGGTGCTGCAGTTGAAGAAGAAGATTTGAAAAACATTCGTAGTAACCGTGTCATTAATTACTATGACGATGGTGAAGGCAAAAATGTAGATGTTAAATTCTTAGAAAAGCCTGATAGTGATTCTCAAACAGAAAATCTATTGGACCGACTGACTAAATTAATCTTCCAAACAACAATGGTTGCGAACATCTCTGATGAATCTTTCGGATCATCAAGCGGTATTTCATTAGCTTACAAACTTCAAGCAATGAGTAACTTAGCTTTGTCATTTCAACGTAAGTTCCAATCTTCTTTGAATAGTCGATATAAATTATATTGTGAGTTGAGTACGAATGTTTCAAATAAAGATGCTTGGAAAGATATTGAGTACACCTTTACACGTAATGAGCCTAAAGATATTAAAGAGCAAGCTGAGACTGCTAGTATTCTAAAAGGGATTACTAGTGAAGAAACAGCATTGAGTGTCATTTCTGTTATCCCAGATGTCCAAGCTGAAATGAAGAAAATCAAAAAAGAAGGTTCTTCTATACCTATGTTTGACCAGGATAAGCAACCTAGTGAGAAAGAAATAGATACAGTAGTTCCTGAAACGAACGAGGAGGTAACCAATGCCCAAGATTAAAGTTGAAGCTGTAGTAAAGCAGCGCTTGTTTTACAGATTTAGTATTATAAAAATAAGATTTATCTCTTTTTTAAATAAGAAACTTGCATCTAAGATGGCCGATGATTTGATTAAAGATATTGAATCTAATTTCAAAAAATACTTTCTGTGCAAGGTCAAAACGCCAAAGGGGTGATTTATGAAAACTCCTGATTACTGGAAAGAACGTGAAAAAGCGTGGCAAGAACAACAAATCAAAGATGACACCAAACGCATGAAGCAAATCATGGATAAGCTATTTGAAGCCCAAGAAGCCATTCAAAAAGAAATCAATGCCAACTGGCAGAACTTTGCGAATGGTCAAGGAATTTCTATTAGTGAAGCTATGAAGCGTGCGGATAAAATGGATGTCAAAGCATTTGCCAATAAAGCTAAGAAATACGTTGAAGAAAAAGACTTTTCACATCAAGCAAATCAAGTGTTGAAACTTTATAACTTGACTATGAGAGTGAATCGTTTAGAGCTTCTGAAAGCAAATATTGGCTTGGAATTGATTGCTGTATTTGACGATTTGGACAAATATTTCTCAAAGAATTTGACTGGCGCAGCTCTCACAGAATTTGAAAGACAAGCCGGAATTCTTGGTTTAAGCGTTCCAAAGGAAGGATATAACAGTTTAGTTGAATCAGTGCTAAATGGAAGTTATAAAGTCGAAGGATTTGCCAGTTTCTCTGACAAGCTTTGGCAGTATCAATTTGAATTGAAAGCTGACATTGAAAAACTTCTTATTCGTTCAGTAACTGGCGGAATCAATCCAAAAGCATTGGCCCCTCAACTTAAAAAGCTGATGACTGAACAAGGCAAGCTTAATGCGACTTACAATGCTCAACGATTGCTTATAACAGAAACAACGAGAATTCAAACAGCTATTCAAGAAGAAAGCTATAAAAAAGCAGATATTGATAGCTATGAATATATTGCTGAACCGTCAGCTTGTCATATCTGTGGAGCATTGAATGGTAAAATATTCAAGCTTAAAGATATGTCGCCTGGTATTAATGCACCTAATATGCATCCGTTCTGTAGATGTAGCACAGCACCGCATGTTGATGATAAAGGTTTCTGGGACGATTTACTTGATAGCAAAGTAATCAGTCAAGACGAATATAAGCAAGCTTTTGATGACAGGGTAGAAGCTGACAAAGCGATTGAAGAATTGAGAAACAAAAGAAAAAACAACTAAGCGTTTGTCACTGACAGGCGCTTTTCTTGTCCGTTTCCGAACGTTGTGGACACTAAATAAAACACGAGAAAAATCAGACTCCCAAGTCTTTAAATGCGAGTAGGAGGAACCAGAAATGGAACAAACAGAACTTTTACCCCTTAATTTGCAACTGTTCGCAGAAGAAGCAGCCGATGAGACGTCTGAAGCTGGTTCAGAAACTGGAACAGAAACAAACGAAGAAGAGCAACAAGAACAATCAACTGACAATGACAAAATTGTCGAAAAGCTTCAAAAACGAATCGGAAAAGAGCAGGCTGAAAAAAATGAAACAAAAACACAGCTTGACCAAGCGCTGGCTCGTATTGAAGAACTTGAAAAAGGTGGAAAAAAATCAGTTAAAGAAAAATCTGACGAAGAAAAAGCTGCTGAACTTCAAAAAGCTAAAGACGATGAAATCGCAAGCCTTAAAGCACAAATCAAAATTTCAAATATTACCAGCCAAGCTGATGAAGTATTGAAAGAAAGTGGAATTGCTTTGAGTGCAGCCGAGTTAGGATTGTTAGTTGATGTTGACGAAGAAAAAACTTACAGCAATGTAAAAACTTTCCTCAATTTACTTGATAATCAACGCTCACAATGGGAAAAAGCACGAAACACAGGGACAACGCCTAAACGTGTTCCAGGTAACAATGATGTCGATGTTTTCAAACAAGCGGCAGCTAAATATTAATAATAGGAGATCTAAATTATGGCAATTAAATATTTCACAAAACAATACGCTGGTATGTTACCAGACCTTTTCGCAAAAAAATCAGCTTTCTTGCGTGCTTTTGGTGGAGTTCTTCAAGTAAAAGATGGTATCACTGAAAATGATACTTTTATGGAACTCAAAGTAAGTGACACTGATGTAGTTATCCAAAATTATTCAACTGACGCAAATGTTGGTTTTGGAACTGGAACAGGTAATACTTCACGCTTTGGTCAACGTAAAGAAGTTAAGTCTGTCAACCAACAAGTGAGATACGATGCTCCTTTGGCAATTAATGAAGGAATTGATGATTTCACAGTCAACGATATCAAAGACCAAGTTGTAGCAGAACGTTTAGCACTCCATGGTGTGGCATGGGCCCAACATGTCGATAAATTGCTTGGTAAACTCTTATCAGATAGTGCCAGCGAAACGTTGAATTCAAAACTTGATGAAGTTTCCGTGACTAAATTGTTCTCAGATGCTCATAAGAAATTTGTAAATAACAACGTTTCTACAGCAGTGCCTTGGGTTGCTTATGTTAATGCTGATGTCTATGACTTGCTTATTGACTCTAAACTTGCAACAACTGCTAAAAACTCAAGCGCAAACGTTGATGAACAAACACTTTATAAATTTAAAGGTTTTGTTTTATCTGAACTTCCTGATGAAAAATTCCAAGCTGGAGAAGGAGCTTACTTTGCTGCCGATAATGTTGGTGTAGCTGGTGTCGGAATTCAAGTGACTCGTGCAATGGATTCAGAAGACTTTGCAGGAACAGCGCTTCAAGCCGCTGCAAAATATGGTAAATATTTGCCAGAGAAGAATAAAAAAGCAATTCTTAAAGCCACAGTAACAAAGTAATTGCCCCTAAGAGCGTAACGTTAAATAAAACAACGTTATCACTCGCAGTTGGGGCAAACGAAACATTGACAGCAACTGTCTTGCCAGAAAATGCAGAGGATAAAACAGTAACCTTTGCTTCAAGCGAACCTACAATTGCTACGGTAACACCGAAACAAGGAAATGTAGTAGGTAAAGCTGAAGGTAAAACGAAAATTACTGGAACAACAGCTAACGGGTTAACTGTTACATGCGATGTTACCGTAACTGCTGTATAATAAGGAGTAATTTATGGCTATCACTGATGATATAAAAAAGCTTTTAGGCGGTTCATCGGATGAGCGCTTGGAAGTAATCGAAAAACGCACTCGTGAACGTCTATTGCTTATTCTTGGTTCTGACATTGAAGAAGTACCGCCAGAACTCGAATATGTTGTTTTGGACGTTTCCTTGAAGCGTTTTAATCGTATCGGTCAAGAAGGCATGCAGTCCTACTCACAAGAAGGATTAAGCATGACCTTTTCAGAATCTGATTTTGATGAGTATGCCGATGAAATTGAATCATGGCGAAAATCAAAAGAAACTGAGGGCGATAAGAAGATAGGAAGGTTCAGATTGTATTGAGATATTTAGATGAAGTTACTTTTATCAAAGAATCGCCCGACTCCCACTATGACCCCGATTTAGGCGAATGGGTTGAAAAATCGCCTACTAAAACAAGTTTTAGCGCAAACATCACTGATATTGGAACTGACAGAAGTGTAGAAGTTTTTGGAGATATTAAACAAGGGGCAAAAGTCATGCGAATGATGCCCCTTTTTACTATGCCAGAATATGATTACATTGAGTTTGATAATAAAAAGTGGGCTTTAATGACTTACCGAAATCCAAGTGAGCGAAACACTTTCATTTTGCAGGAGGTAAGTCAATGAAAATAACTGGGATTGATGCCTTGCAAAAGAAGTTGAGGGGAAATGCCACGCTTGATGATGTTAAGCATGTTGTTAAAAGTAATACCGCAAACATGAACAAGAATATGCAAAATCTTGCTCCTGTAGATACAGGTAATATGAAGCGTTCAATAACCAGTGAATTTACAGATGGAGGGCTTACAGGAACGACAGGGCCTCACACTGATTATGCTGGATATGTAGAGTACGGAACACGATTTCAAGCTGCACAGCCATTTGTTAAGCCAACTTTTGATGTTCAAAAGAAGGTATTCAAAAATGATTTAGAGAGGTTGACGAAATGATTAAAACTCGAGACCAATCTATTTTTGACGAATTGTTCAAACGAATACAAGTTTTGGGGTATACCGTTTATGATTATAAGCAAATGAATGAAGTGGGCTATCCGTTTGTCGAATTGGAGAATACTCAAACCATTCATGAACCAAACAAAACAGATATTAAAGGAACGGTAAGTCTTTCATTATCTGTTTGGGGCTTACAGAAGAAGCGCAAAGAGGTGTCTGACATGGCAAGCAATATATTTAATCAAGCATTGAATATAAGTGCCACAGAGGGCTATTCTTGGGCTTTGAATCTACAAGCAAGCACCATTCAAATGCTGGACGATACAACAACAGATACACCGCTCAAAAGAGCGTTGATTAATTTAGAATTTAGACTAAGATAGGAGATTTAATATGGCAGAATTAACAGCCAAACAGGGTAAAGATATTATCTTGCTCTATCGTTTGCTTAGTAAAGCAACAGAAGAAGCGGCTTGGAAACTTGCTTTCCAAACAGAACACTCGAATGAAAAAACTCGAGATTACAACACTACAGCAACCAAAGATGGACCGGTTGGTGCTCTTGCGGAAGTTGAATATAGTTTATCTGCCACATCTATTGCAGCAAATGGTGACCCACATCTTGACGAAATGGACCAAGCGTTTGACGATGCAGCAATCCTTGAAGTTTGGGAAATTGATAAAGCTGAAAAAGGAACAGATACTGCAAACAATGGCAAGTACAAAGCTAAATATCTTCGTGCTTATCTTACAAGTTTCTCTTATGAACCTAATTCAGAAGATGCGCTGGAGCTAAGCTTGGAATTCGGAGTGTTTGGGAAACCTCAAAAAGGCTATGCCACACTTACTGATGAACAAGCGGATGTTGTTCAGTATGTCTTCAAAGATACAGTAAAAGAGACTACACCCTAATAACCCCGTAGTCGGTCAATCGACCGTAGGGGACGCTGAATTATAAACAACGAGTTAAAAGAGAGCTGAGTCTCTCTTTTATTTTTTTAAGGAGAAATAAAAATGGAATTAACAATTAATGACAAACAGTACGTTTTTATCTTTGGTTACCGATTCATTAAAGAATTGAATAAAAAAAATGAAGTCACAGAACGTGGGATGACTTTAAAAGCTGGCCTAGATAATGCTTTGATGAACTTCTTTAGCGGAGATATCGAAACACTTGTTGAAATGCTAAAAACTGCGAATGCAACAGAAAATCCTCGTGTCTCTGAGAAAGGGATAGTTGAATGGATTGAAGAAAATGGTATTGATACGCTTTTTGATTTAGTACTCGAAGAGTTAAAAAAGTCGGAATTTACCAAGAAGAAAACGTTGAATTTCGAGAAAGAAGTCAACAAAAATCTACAGTAATAGATTTTGAAAAACTCTATGAACAAGTTCAGTTAAATTGTTTGCGTTATCTCGGAATTGTCAATCTAAGAGATATAGAGCGCATGACCATTTCGGAGTATGAATTAAGACTGAAAGCTTATAGGCTAAAAAGGCTTGATGAGCAAGAATTTATTTACCAACAAGCATGGGCAAATTGGCAAGTTCAATCAACTAAGCAACAAGGTAAGAAGCAAGTTCCAGTTTATTCAACCTTCAAGAAGTTTTTTGATAAGGAAAAATTTGAAAATGAAATTCTA